TGATGTTAGTAATCGTTATGACAAGATGAATACTAATGGTACGTATTTAACTGCTTCTGGTGTAGCCGGATCTCTTACTGGGGCTTTATATGCGGACTTATCTACTGCTACAGCTGCGACTATTAACCAGTTGCGACAGTCTTTTCAGATACAGAAACTTTTAGAAAGGGACGCCCGTGGCGGTACTCGTTACACTGAAATTATCCGTTCGCATTTTGGAGTTGTCAGCCCTGACGCTCGTTTGCAGCGTCCTGAATATCTTGGTGGTGGTAGCACTCCCGTATCTATTAATCCCGTTGCCCAAACTAGCGCCACAGGGATTACTGCGAATACTAGTCCGCAAGGTAATTTGGCCGCTTTTGGCACGGCTCTCGCGTACAATCACGGATTTACGTACAATGCTACTGAGCATGGGGTGCTTATAGGTTTAGTGTCGGTTCGTGCTGATCTAACATATCAGCAGGGTCTTCCACGTATGTGGTCAAGGTCTACACGTTATGATTTTTATTTTCCTGCCTTTGCCACACTTGGCGAGCAGGCAGTGCTTAATAAAGAAATTTATTGCACTGGTACAGCTACTGACAACAATGTGTTTGGGTATCAGGAGCGTTGGGCTGAGTATCGTTATAAGCCCAGTCAGATTACTGGGTTTTTCCGTTCTACGGCAGCGGGTACACTAGATGCTTGGCATTTGGCCCAAAGGTTTGGGTCTCTGCCTACATTGAACGGCCAGTTTATTCATGAAGATCCACCTGTGGATCGTATTGTTGCCATTGGAGCGTCAGCGAATGGTAAGCAGTTTTTATTTGATGGTTTCTTTAATGTTCGTCAGGCACGGCCTATGCCGATGTATTCAGTGCCTGGTTTGATTGATCATTTTTAACATGAGTTTGTGGTCGGCTGGTGCCGCATTAGTTGGATCGTTGATTGATGCAGATTCTGCAAGGGATGCTTCTGCCGCTTCGGCAGAGGCAGCTAATCAGCAGATGTTGTTTCAAGAGCGGATGTCTAATACAGCTTATCAGCGTCAAGTTGACGATTTGAAAGCTGCTGGTATAAACCCTATGTTGGTTGCTAAGTTAGGTGGTGCGAGTACGCCTCCTGGGGCTCAGCCCCAGGTTGTTGTTCCACAGATCGGTAGAGGGTTTAGTGAGTTTGCCAGTGGTTTATCGAGTGCTATGCAGGCTTCTAAGGTTAAGACGGAAGGTGAGATTCTCGAGCAAACAGGTTTTGCTCAGGCTAGAGCTAATTTGGAAAAGACCATTGCAGATATTGGATTTACATCGCAACAGACCGCTAAGATAATTAAGGATACTGAGCTTGTTGCGGAACAGATTGCTACTGAGAAGGAAAAGCCCGCCCAGGTACGGGCGATGGTTGATAGTTTGGTTGCTACTACTAAAACAGAAGGTTTTAAGCAGTTGAATTTGGAGCAGCAGACTAGGCTGCTGCAGGCTCAGATACCGATGTATATGGCAAAGGCTCAGTTGGACCAGAATCAGGTTAGGGCTGAGTTAAATACAGAGAACATGCGTAGGCATGTGGAGCAGTTAGGGCCTGTTGGCAGGTTTGTTAGCGGTGCTATTAACGCCGCTAAAACTATTTTTGGGAAATGATATGAGCCGTGTTAGGAATCCGATTACCTTTGATTTTGATGAGAATAGCGTTAATTCCGCTATTATTTTTACTGATCCTAGTCTTGCTCAGCAGTCATTTAGAGATGAGTGTGATATTAATAATATTTTGCGCCAGTTTAATGTTACTGGCGAGCTACCTGTTGGTAGCGTTCAGCCTCAGTATGGTGATTTTAGCGGGATTACTGATTATCAGTCTGCCCTTAATGCGGTAATGGAAGCGCAAGATTCTTTTTTTGCGTTACCCGCAAAGATTCGGTCAAGGTTTGATAATGATCCCGCTTTGTTTGTTGAATTTGCCTCAGACGAGGCTAATAAGGACGAGATGAAGGCGTTGGGCCTTCTTCGTGAAGAGACCGCCCAGGCGGTCGTTACGTCACCTAGCGAGCCCGTTTCGGGCGAGCCTGCACAGTGATCTACTTGATGTAACTGTGCTAGGTGACACCAAAAGGAGAAAAAAGATGATGCGTCGCAGATCAATTAATAAATATAAAGCCGCTAGGAAGTTTCGTAAGGGTTCCATGCGGACGAAGTCCGCTAATATGCGCAATAACCCTATGCGCGGCGGTTGGCGACTGTAACGTGCCCTGTTTCCACCCGTTATCGGCGTGGAAAACGGCAGCAGGGGACGTTGTTTTCTATGAGAGCGCCAGGCACGATATTGTGCGCAGCCTCACGCTGCCATGCGGTCAGTGCGTAGGATGTCGGCTTGAGCGTTCTCGCCAGTGGGCGATTAGGTGTTTGCATGAGGCAAGTAGGTATACAAACAATTGTTTTATTACGTTGACGTATAACGATGAGAACTTGCCAGCAGACCGGAGTTTGCATTATGATCATTTTCAGAAGTTCATGAAGCGCCTGAGAAAGGCGCATAGAGGCATTGACCCTGTAGAGGGTCAGTATCCGATCCGCTTTTATATGGCAGGAGAATATGGCGAAAATTTTGGCAGACCTCACTTCCATGCCTGCGTTTTCAACTTCGATTTTTCGGATAAGAAACTTTGGAAGCGGACGGATGTTGGCAGTCGAATTTTTAGATCCGAACAGCTTGAAAAGCTGTGGCCTTTTGGTTATTCCTCCCTCGGAGAGGTCAACTTTCAATCGGCTGCGTATGTTGCCCGTTACATAATGAAGAAGATTAACGGTAAGCAACAGGCCGAACATTACGAATATGTTGACCCAGATACTGGGGAGGTTTTGCAGCGTAGACCTGAGTTTAATAAGATGAGTTTAAAGCCAGGCATAGGTTATGATTGGTATAAAGAATTTAAGGATGACGTTTATCCACATGATTATGTGGTTGTGAACGGCAGAAAGGTTCGGCCACCTCGCTTTTACGATAAAAAGTATAAGGCCGATGACCCGATCAGTTTTGAATGGATCGAGTATGAGCGAGAAAAGAGAGCTCGAGATCAGTATGAGGATAATACGGTTGAGAGATTGGCAGCAAAGGAAAAGGTGGCCCAGGCCAGACTTTCCTTGCTTAAACGTAGTTTGACGTGAGGAAATGCTATGAAGATGTTAGTGTGTACTATCAGAGATAGGGCTGCAGAATGTTATGGTCGCCCGTTTTTTTTACCTGCTACTGGAGTTGCTATTCGTAGTTTTCAGGATGAAGTTAACCGCGATGCGCAGGATAATCAGATGTTCGCCCATCCTGATGACTTTGATCTATACGAATTGGGTCTGTTTGATGATTTTGATGGTAAATTTGCTTTACATGAGTCTCCGAAGCTGTTAGCGTTAGGCAAGCAGGTTAAGAGTCGTAGTTAAATATAAGGGGGGTGATCTGAAAAGATCGCCCCGCAATTAGGAGCTAAATGATGATGCATCGTAATAAGTCTGTAAATGTTCATCAGTTCGCTATGATTCCGCGAGCTGATATCCCTCGGTCGAAGTTTGATTCACAGAAGTCTTATAAGACTACGTTTGATTCGGGATATTTGGTCCCCGTATATGTGGATGAAGTTCTTCCTGGAGATACGATTAATTTACAGATGACGGCGTTTGCTCGACTTGCAACGCCATTGTTTCCAATTATGGATAACATGCATCTTGATTCGTTTTTCTTTTTTGTTCCCAACCGATTAATTTGGGACAACTGGCAGAAGTTTATGGGTGAGCGCACGCCGAACCCTAATAGTTCGATTGATTACACCGTTCCGCAGATGACATCGCCGGCCGGTGGTTATGCAGTTAATTCATTGCAAGATTACATGGGACTGCCTACGGCAGGCCAGATTACTGGTTCTAATACAGTTACGCATTGTGCGTTTTGGACACGTGCTTATAATCTGATTTGGAATGAGTGGTTTAGAGATCAGAATTTACAGAATTCTGCAGTTGTTGATACTGACGACGGTCCGGATAACCCGGCTGACTATGTGTTGAAGCGTCGCGGTAAGCGACATGATTATTTTACGAGTTCGTTACCTTGGCCTCAAAAGGGCCAGGCTGTTACGTTGCCTTTAGGTACTAAAGCAATGGTTCATCATGATGCTACAGATGCAAATGATATTTCTGTATTTGCTGATGTTAGTAATCGTTATGACAAGATGAATACTAATGGTACGTATTTAACTGCTTCCGGTGTAGCCGGATCTCTTACTGGGGCTTTATATGCGGACTTATCTACTGCTACAGCTGCGACTATTAATCAGTTGCGACAGTCTTTTCAGATACAGAAACTTTTAGAAAGGGACGCCCGTGGCGGTACTCGTTACACTGAAATTATCCGTTCGCATTTTGGAGTTGTCAGCCCTGACGCTCGTTTGCAGCGTCCTG